ACCGGAAGCAGTAGCATAAGAACCATAGTCCGTATTTCTTTCGCCGTCTAATTGACCAGAAATAACTCTCATCCATTCCATGACTTTATTTCTCATAGAAAAATCATCATCGTTGATTATGGTGGTTGTCCAATTATCAAAAGTTCTAAATCCAGCATATTTTATTGGTCTTCCAACATAGTTTATAGGAAGAGCAGCAATCGTTGAGCCTGGAATTTGTGCAGCTTTAACCAATATGGCTTCATCGCTAGTAAAAGACAAAGCGGTATTAACCGAATTACTAATTTTTACTTTAAAAAGAGAAGGCCTTGCGCCTCCGCCATTCGAAGCAATGTTAGATTTAAAATTAGATACTGTAAATCCCATTTTTTTCCTTATAAATTATTCTTGGTCACCCAAATCAGTAGAAGTAAACCCAGCAGTTGAAGTATAATAGTTATATTCCCAAGTAACACTAAATTCTTCCATTGCTCCTGTTGTATCATAACTTAATTCTATTGGATCAACAGCACTTGGCCAACAATCCACAAATTCATAGTCTATTGCTGTAAGGCCATCTTTTGTATATTGTCTTATCGTAATAGAACCGTACCACTCAGAGGGTGTTATACTTCCTGCTAAATTATTTACAGATCCATTAATATACTCTGCCCATGTCTCCATCCCTTTTCTTATTCCATAATCTTCTGGATTAATAAATGTGGTAGATAAAGCTCCAAACGTCATTTCGCCTGGAATCTTTACAGTTCTACCAAAATATTGTCTTTCTATCGGAGCGATGGTTAAGCCAGGAATTGAAGTAGTAGTACATTGATACTGAGATTTTCTCAATGCATCTAATCCTGTCGGGCCAGTTGGAGAGTAGATTTGAACATCAAATAAACTTGGTCGAGCGCCTCCAAATTTAAGTTTACTCTTAAAGTCTGAAATTTTTCCTATTGCCATTTAATTTCTCCTAATCTTGTTGTAATTATTTATATCAAAAGTATTAAACAGCACCAACGACTTCAGAGAACTCCACACCACTTCTAACAGCGACAAAGTTAAGTTGAATAAAGTTAATAGCACGTGAAGGTTTAACAAAAATATCTCCCCTAAAAGAATTAGAATCAACAACTTGTGCTGTGTTGTTGGAAGCATCACACACTACTCTAAAGTCTTGTATTCCACCTCTACCTTGAATATCTCTCAAGAAAGGTTCGACCATTGCTACAAATTGTGAACGTGTGAACTCATCATTGAATTCAAACAACTGGAATCGAGCTGCATTTGCAATTGCTTTTTCCAGAAGAATGAACAACCTTCTTACGTTGATTCGATCAAACGCAGATGGTTTAGTTAATTGTGTTTTATCACCATAAAGGATTGTACCTTCGCCTGGGAACGAAACAACTGGATTAACCTGAGATTGATACAACTTATCACGTTCCGCTTTCTTCGGATTGAAAGGAAGTTTTACAACTCCTTTAACCTGGCCCCTAGAATATCCAGCGGGAGAAAAGAAAGGATCTCGGTCTGCGTCAGTTCTAGCACAACATCCAGCTGTATCTCCATTTAATGGAACATATCTGAACTTATCGTTATGTTTATCGAATTGATACTTGTATCCAGAATCCATAACAGCATAAGAAGAATTCTTATTGACTGTATCTCTAAAATCAATTACGTTATCCGTAGCAGTAGAAGAGTCAGTTACACCAACAACATCTGCTTTTTCTGGTGAAAAGAAAGCAACACAATCTTTTCTTGATTCTGCGATATTATCAATAACGTGTCTTATGACTGTTGAACTATGATCACCACACATAAAGAGAGCGACATCGACATCTTCAGCAGATTTCATTATATCATATGCACGAATAATGTCGGCATCTGAAGGCCCTGTTCCATCTATTCCACCTTGAAAACTAATTGTCGTGGGAAAGCTTTGATTTTCAAAAACATCTGAAGTTTGAGTACCACTAGAGTCAGCAGTTGCTCCCCAAGCACGAAATGTTGCAGTTCCATCAGTAACCAAAGTTCCGTTACCAGCAGTATCGTTACCAGCAACCGCAGAGGTGGCAGTTCCATGTGCACCCATTGTTGGATGATCTAACCACCACATATAGTTTGACCATTTGTTGATATAATTTTTATAAAATACATCTTCTCCTTGATCATCTCTTGCACCACTTGCAACCGATAAATTAGGATGTGCTTCAAGAACTTCACCTATTGTTCCTGTCCATTCTCCATCTTCATCAACAACAGCGACATGAATTT